GCAAGACCTGTAAATGTAGATAATCCTGAGATATTAAGTTGACCAAATGTAACAATACCAGCAACACTAAAGTCTCCACCTACATTTAAGTTTCTCTCAATACCAACACCACCATCAGTTACAATCGAACCTGTATCCTTAGAATGAGAATTAGTATCATTAGTAATCTCGAAGGTGCTGTTTAACTTCAATACATCATTAAATGTTATTGCCTTGTTGACCTTAACAACTTCATTGAATGTGACTGGGCCATCGAACTGTGTAAGAATTGTTCTTGACTTACCACCCTCTACAACTAATCTTTCTTTGACAATTACTTCATCAAAGATAACTGATAGTCTTGATGGATCTTCACCTGTGACAGTTGGTATTGGAGCATCAAATGTTCTCTCCTGACCAGTTGCAGAACTAACTCTCTTGTTACCAATAAAGAAGTCACCTCTGTTGTTCATACCTGTGTAAACAACAGTACCACATGATCTTTCCTGTGATTGTGTTAGGAACTCTTCTCTTTCTGATAGAGTTCTGACCTGAACCTGTGGTAATGCTGTTGAGTAGTTACCGGGCCCAAATCCAAGATATTCAAACGTGTGACCAGATGCACGAATAATAGATGGTCTGCGGAACTCAATGGGTATTGGTTTGATCTTTCTAATCTGATCACCTGAAGTATGATCTTCCTGAATCGTACCCAATGCACCACGAATAACAGTCAGTTCATTATTACCAGAACCACTTACGTTTGCAGAGGTAACACGAAGTATCTCATTACCAACTTGAATATAAGAACCTAAATCAAATCTCGAAGTTGTACCAACACCAACACTTGGAAGTGATACTTCTAATGATGTTCCTGTTGTTACGTTTGCACCTAAATTAAATGTTTCTCCATCATAGAATGAAAGACCTCTTGATCCAATGTTCTCATTCTCTTTATCAGATGGTGTGGTGGCAGCAGCCATACCATCACGAAGAACGTGAGCTGGGTTTGTTAATTGATTTGTAGTCTTAGCAGAGAATACTGTAGGACTATTGACATTCTTAACAAAGAAGTTACCAATATTATTATTACTGGTATCTAACACTCGGAACTGATTACCAACAATTAATCCGTGACCAGATGTAAATGTGAATGTTGTGATACCAACTGTTGAATCAAATACAGGTGTACCTGTGATTGTAGCAGATGGCCCCTGACTGATAGCAAATTGACCAGCAATAATTGAAGCATCACCAGCAGTCACCGCAACTGAAACTTTAGTTGTGGATTCAAGTGATCTAATTCTATGTAATGAATCAGTCTGTGTACCAACACCTGTAATTTGTATTGCGTCACCTATATTTGTTGAGATACCAGCAGTGACGATTGTTACTTTTGCACCAGTTCCACCTGTAAACTGATTATCAATATCTAATGTTTCTGCACCTGTGTATCCAGAACCACCTTCAATAATCTCGACAGCTGTGACAGCATTACTTGCAACAGTAACTTTTGCAGTAGCACCATCCCATGTTGTAGTTCCAGTATTGAATAACTTGACATTATGATAGACACCATTTGTTAATCCTGATCCACCTGTGATTGTAGCAACAGTCTTAACTTGTCCAAATCCATGAGGACGATCAAAGGTTATAGTTGTAATACCAGCAGTATTATCTCGAACTGATCCAGTAATACGTTTTGCATATCCAAAATCTTGAACAAGTTTATCCAAAGATTCTCTGGTGATACTCTTTCTTTGATCGTTTGTTGATACGTCACCTAGAGGATCTCTTTTGGCGAATGACTTAGATGCAGCTGGGTTAGAGTGATTGTTATCTCTGTCAAGTTGTGGATAAAGGTCTGCAACATTCTGTCCATACTTGACACCGGTAAACTCGGTTGTGATTTCGCTATCGGCATGTAATACAAATAGATGATAGATTCCGTCTTGCACATCTTTGATGTACTCACTTATCGTGTCATTACGATAAATGTAGAAGTTACTCTGTAAATTATTCCTTTCAAATCTTGGAAGTGTAGTTGAACGAGTTGAAATATTATTTGTAAAGTTACCTATACTATGTGTAACACCAGCTGTGTCAGTGGTTGGATATGTAAATGTTTTATCATCAATTATACCATTTACGAGGAATGAACCATTATAACCCTTATCAAATACACCTGTAGATGTTCCATTTGAATCATCATCAGTTACGTTACGAACAAAAATTCTCTCACCAATTTTTAAATCATGAGGAACATCAGAGACTACTGTGACTGTGCTTGCTACTCTTGTACATGTGCTAATAAATCTAGGGTTACGATCAAACTCATAATCAGCAGAAGTGATAGATGTTCTTGTGAAGTCACCTAAGTTTCTGACATTTGTAGAACTTGATTCCTGAATGATAAATCCCTCTTCAGGATTCTTACCATTTTCAATCTCTTTCGGTACAACGACTCTTAACTTATAAATTTTCTCGTCTAGTCCTCTCTCGTCAGGAACTCTCTTAATGAATGATACAGGTGTGTTACTTCCTAAGTTACCAACACCTAAAGTATTCAGAGTTTTAAAGATGTCACTATTAGTTTCAGTATGGATAAACCAGTTAGAGTTTTGTGGGTCAAATTGAATCGGTGATCCAATATCACCAGATGCCTTGTCAGATACACGACTTTCAATCTTTAATTTAGATCCACCAGCAATCGTGATCGCAGTTCCTAGTTCAGCATTTGTTTTTGAAGATGCAATCTTGATCTGTGACGAGGAAACTCTTATTGCAAAATATACAGTATTTTCAACAAGATTCTCTGGTAAATCACCATCATCACTTATAACTCTAATTTTCTCACCAGTAAGTAGTGTATGAACTGGTAGTGTAAGAATATTATTTGTTGGGCCTGATGAAACAGTGAACAACTTGGTGCTACTGGTCGTTCCTAGTGCAGATGTAATACCTGTACTTGCGATTGAATTATCAACCATGAACACGCTGGCATCACTTGTTCCATATCCAGTTGCTGCATTTGAAAAGTCAACAAATACTTTATCATTTGTCTTTGCACCAACACGGAAACCTTGAATTACAACTGGAGGCACATTGTCCTTTGTGTTGAATCCAAAGAGATACAAATGACTTGAGATACCTACAGATGTAGTAAGTCCAACGTCAATTCTCTGCCAATCAATATTAGTTTCTAGTGCATCTATTGCTCTTGGTGTAATTATCTGAGTGATAAATGCGTTATTATCCTTTGTAAATGCTTCCTTTTTAAATCCATCAGATGCAATCGCAAATTGTCCAAAGTTTGAGTTAGAGTTGGTAACTGAAGCATCAGCACCTGTCTCTGCGTTAAAATGCTTATTAAATCCAATCGCAAATACAGATACAATCTGCATGACTGCATCATTGGATAGTTTGATATGTGTTGTTTCAAATCCTCTTCTATAAACTGCACCTGAATCTAAGTGATAAACAGTTGCTGAGTCTTGTGATGACGCACCAGAAGCCAATGCTGCACCAGTTACCTTAGATATTCCAATACCCTCATAGGTTCTTGATGTTTGATTATACTTAACAAATGCTCTATCATCTTTCTGTAGTGAGATCGCAGTGAACTGAGCAACAACCATTGATTTGAAACCAGTTGCCTTATCACCATCAGCATGCATACCATTCATTCCAAAGACAGAACGAAGAGATATGTTAAAGATATAAGGAGAAGCACCTGATACTGTATCAGTTTCAATTGTTACAGTTGCATTTGCAGAACTAGGTGATGCAGGTAAGTTATCTCGTACAAATGGAAGTAGATATGTAAAAGTAGTTGCACTGGTTACGTTCTGAACTTTTGTGGATATATTGTAGTCTAATGTACTAACACCCTTGATTTTAATTGGTGTATTAGTTGTTAATCCATGTGCAGTCGCAGTGGTTACAGTAATAATTGTTCCGGGTGTAGATCCATCACCAGATTTAATTGTTGAAATATTAATTGGATCTGAAGCAAATGCACCAACAATTTCAAACTCAGGTCTTTGTGGAGCAAATCCTAGTGGGTTAGCTGGGAATCTGTCAATCGCATCAATCGGTCTTGCAGTAGAGTTAAATGCGTTTGATAACTTACTATAATATATGTCTAAGTCAGTTAAATTAAATCTTGAATCAAGATTAACACCATCAGCATACTCAAAACAAGTTAGTTTGTGATGAGAGAATGTTGGAACGGATCTATTTGTTGTACTAAAATCTACTGGGTCTGTGAATACAGTTCCAGATTCATCACCATCAAATATGGAGAACTGCCAGAAATAACATGTACCAGTTAGTCTGAATATTGCTGAACCAGATACAGTGCTATCTGTTGGGTTTGGAACATACTTTGGTCTTACCTTTGTCTTTCTTAAATCCAATCCAACAAGTGATGTACCACGAGGAACAACTACACCACCATTGATACTATTAAACTTATATAAAATATTATCTTCTTGAGTTAAATCAAAGTTTGATTCTAATGATAATGATAATGTAGATGATGCGACTGACTCAGTTCCTGAAGGTGACACTGCTGTTGCAGTTC